TTGAATGTAACCACCGCTACTATAAAATGCCTCAATACTTGCACCCGAGGCGGGAGTAAGGTTTGAGTCTACCGTAAGTCCTCCAACTTGAACAGCACCAGCAAACTCAGCAGCTCCGGTGTTAAAAAGACGAATTTGGTTATCACCATCAGAGGCTGCTCTAATTCGTAACGCAGTTGCGTTTGGACAATTAAGAAACATTTGTCCAGCAAACGTGCCGCTGCCAGCAAACTCCGCATTTCCGGTGCTGGTGATTTTCAAAGCCTCAACTTCCGTTCCACTGTTGGATGTCTTGAATACAAGCGGAGTATCTAAACTGCCTACCGCCCCAGCAACTACTTGCGCTTCACTACTTGTCGCTACAAATTGCGCATATCTATATGATGTTGCCTCAAATGTGGCATCATAGGAAATAAAACCTAAAGCGTTATTAAAAGAATTGACTCCGCCATCAGCGCTTATGTACAAGCGTGTAGCCGCTTCTTTGTTTACATAAACTGCCCCGCCAGATGATCTTCTGATAGTTAAAGTTCCATTTGCGTCGATATTTGCGTGATCGTTTTCAGTAATTGAGGTACCACCAACAAGCAGCCTGCCCGAGCTGTCGATAAACATGCGGTTACCTGTGCCGGCAGTCCTAAATGACATACTGTCAGCCGTATGGCTATATTCAACAGCTCCGCGATATGCAGCATCGCCTGAAGTTCCGTCAGCAAAAGTAATGGAGCCTTGAGCTGCCGAATAAACGGTTATGCCTTCACTTCCTGACCCACTTCCAACTACAAGATTATCGGAAGCGTTGCCAGTGAAACTAGACATAGCCGTATTTCCAATCCCAACCCGCCCATTCGAATCAACAAACAACCTCCCTTGGCCATTAGTTGCTACCGCTACTTGATTTGCACTAGGGGAATAAAGACCAGTATCTGAATCATCGACAAAGGTAATGCTAGGTGCAGCCGCCGTTCCAGCCGCAAACGCATAAGTTGTCGCACCCTGTATTGTCAGATTATTCGGAATCGTTACATTGCCAGTCGCATCAATCAGAATGCGTGCCGCTCCATTTGTCACCAATGCAATATTGTCCGTTCCAATACGGTACAAACCAGAATTGGAATCATTCGCAAACGCAAAACCTGGAGCAGACAATGTGCCATCAGGAGCGCTTCTCAGCAAATCCGAAACCGAGATCTTTTTCGTAGCGTCTGCGTCTACATCAACAATTGGAAATACGTCAGTTGCTGCCGTTTCCGCTGCGTTCAGAGCAGTCAGTTCGGTAATCTTGACGTTTGCCATCGTAAGCCTTTCATTATCGCCATTCTACAAGCTATCGCGACTGACGCCTAGATCACCAGTTTGCTTCTAGGGCAACGCGCCTCCAACGGTTAACCTGCGAGCTTGTGCCTGTACCATTACAAAGATAAAGATAATCGTTGTCCCATCGGATTTCTCCCTTGCTGCCAGGTGAATTAGCTGCCACAGGGGCAGGTACGTTAGTGCTTTGCTCCAAAGCGATAGGTGAAGTAAACGAAATTAAATCGTCCACCATACTAATCTTTGTGTGATTTTGCCTTGCCGGATCAACTGCAATTTCTAGTTTTCCTTGCGGAACTACACCGCTAGCGTTAGGATCAACAATTGATGCTTTAATATGCGCGTAAGTTTCATCATTTGTAAGGCTCTCTTTGCCTTGAAATTTGATCGTACTCAATACATCATTTGCCACACCCGCCGCACCATTTCTGTGCCTATACAAAACCAAATCTGCACCACCAGCGGCTGATACTTCAGTGCATTCAACCTCTAAAGCTGTACCTGCAGAGTTACTTTTAACATGCAATTCAACGTCTGGTACAAGCGTGCCGCCTGACGACAAGCTGCCAATACCAACTTTTTTGTTCTGTATAAACATAGCAGGCTGCAATCCTGCCGTTCCATCTTGCGTTAAAAACTCAAGCCGCCCATCTTCTTCAGTATCAGTAATATCTACTATAGTTGCCTGTATTGACGCATAATTAATGGTTTGAAAAGTTGCTGAGCTTCCTCCAAAGTCGTTGTTGCCAGTAAATTTAATCGCACCAATCGCATCGTTATCTGATGGGGTTGGGCTTTTTCTGCGAATTTCAATAAGCGGTCCCTGCGAACCTGAAGTATCACTGCTTTCAATAACTAAAGCAGCCCCTGCATCATCCGCACTGTTTTGACGAATATGAAGTGGGGCGTCTGTCGTTCCTGACATCCCAGATTCTGTTGCACCTATTGAATATCGCGGTTGAACAACACTACCTGCTGTCGTAAAGCCTAGGCTGGCAGTTTGCGTTCCATTATGAGCCAACCCAATAGTTGAAGAATCCACGCTATAGATTCCAGTTGAACCGCTGCCCACGAAACCTATGCTCGGATTTGAAGTCGTACCAGCTTCTACATTCCTAAGCAAACTGCTGATCTTTAGCTTTTTGTTTTTACTTGCATCAGTAGTCTCAGACGTATCAACGACAAGTAATAGGTCGTCTGCGACTGCCGCCGTAAGCTCTGTTAAAAGAGTGATTTTGCGATTAGCCATTAGGTGAGCCTTTTACCAAATCCAGTTGCAGTGTACTCAATTTTTTTGCCCGCCACCACTGCGTTGTTGGCATCGAGCACATTGGCGTGAAATGCTCTGCCTTCTGGAACTTGGGTCAAATCCGCAAGGAATGGCGTGAACGGGAAGATCTGCGCCTTGTGCGTTGGGTCTGAAACCAAACCCGTGACAGTTGTGCCTTGGATTGTTGTTGTTTGATCAACCTTGACTTCACCTGTCATGCTGCCTGTTGCACCTTCAGGTTTTTTATAAAACGCATTCGTAAATTCAAACATGTTCGATGCTGTTACAACACCAGGGGCAACAATCCCCGTCTCTGTGCGCTCCAGTAGCTGGGCCTTGACACCAAGCTTTGAAATAACCGGAGTGCGCGGACCTTTGCCGGTCAGTTCTAATTTAAACTGAAAAACCCTGCCGGTCGCAAAAGTTTTTATAAATGGCTTCCAAGGCGTAAATTCAACAAACGATTCAACCACAATTTCGCCGCCGTCTTCCAATAAAATAAAATCTGAACCGGTTTCATCAACAATGCCGCCAGTTTCTGTCAACTGTGAATCGTAAAGGTTTGTACGATAATAAAGTTTTGCGCCGGTTACGCCATCAGGATCTGTTGTGTCATTCTCAACAATAGAGTTTAATAACACTTCATAATTACCGCCAAGGTCAAGCTCATTATCAAAGAAATACGTTCCAGATAACGCGGACTTGAAAATAGTTACAGAGGCTCCGGCAGCAATAGTTGCGGGACTTGAATCCTTAGATGTAACAGTAAATGTGTTCGTCGTAACAGCTTCAATTTCATAAGGCGCGGAATTATTTTTAATGCCATTGAGCACTAAATTCACGTAGTCGCCAACAATAAATGGGTGATTGTTAAGCGTTACTACAATTGTGCCGGTGTCAACCAAAAACGGAGGCGTGCCAGTAGTAACCACGGTTTGCTCGTACGTTCCAATTGCAGATCGCCTAATATTTTGCTCCGCCTCACCGGTAAGCGACTCTTCAATGAATCTACTCTGTAAAACTAAACCACCTGATACCTTTGCAACTGTCTTTGATTTAATTCCTTGTAAATAATTTGGTACGGCAGCAGTTTCGTTGATAGTTAAACTACTATCTGTGTATTTGTTAATTGACGAAATATCTTCAATATCTGCTACAGCGGCATTTGCGCTTTGTGCATTTGTTTTTATGTTTCTTAATTTTGCATAGTATTTAGCAGAAGTTTCTACGTCTCCTGTAAAAGCTAATTGATATGGAATAATGATGTCATTTGCTGCAATCGGAAACTCTTGCACAAAAACAGATTTGCCCCATGAACCGCCATTACTTGCAGTGCTCATTCGCACTACCAAACGCAATTGCTCTAAATTTTCATTTTGTATCGGATCATATTCAATTTGAGCTGATGTTTCGTCAAACATTCTTACTACCATTCCTGTTATGTCTGGAGGCAAAACGGCCGTATCTTCTGCTGGCAAAAACTTTGCTGACTGCAGAATTCCCGCATTCGGCGCAATTGCTGTAATTGTTTCAGATAAACTAGATTGACCAAACTTTAATCCCCTAGCAACAATCGTAACAGCTACCTCTGCGTTTGGCAGAACTAAGCTTTCTGTGTCTAATTTAATAAATTGCTGATCTGTTATAATTTTTTTAAACGGTTGATTATTAACAAAAATTCGTGCTTCATATTCAACTGTTGTGCCTGTAGCTCCACGCTCCCAAGATATAAGCATTTGGAAGAACAGGTTTCCACTGGTTTGAACCGGCCTGAAAGTTACCTTGACAGCAGTCGGGCGAGCTGGGAAATCCGTAAACGAGCTGATCTTAAGCGGTTCAAGACTGTTGCCTGCAACGTCTGATACGGCATAAATGCTGTCATTGTGCTGCACTCCAACGATTCCATAGGTGCCGTCACCATTGTCTGAAATCGAAACGCATCTAAATTTTTGCTCATTAACTGAATCGGTTGACAATGAATAAATTGAACCGGCCGGAGGAACCTTAGCCCATTGAACTGAAATTTGAATTACGGTATATCCATCAACAACAGAAGTGGCTACTGCAGAACGAGTTTCCACCAGTCCATCTTCAAGCGTACAAGTAATCTCAAGATTTGAACCAGGAGGCAAGTTTAAATTTCTATCAAGCGTAATTGTTGGAATTGTTGATGCCCGCACACGACCGCTATACCTGTTGCCTGCACGCATTTCATCTGCAACAGAAAACACTTGACCAGGCAAAACCACCGCCCCATCAAGCCCCGTAGAGAACTTAATTAGACTGCCTGCTAACTTTTCAGACGCCAACATCCAACGTCCCATGCGTGCAGCTTGAGTTCGTGAAGTACAGCCGAACGCAACGATCTCTCGGACTTGATGACCATATTTGTCGCGCAGTTCTGGGTCTTCAACGCAAATAGTGTCAGGCCGATAACTATTTTCTGGGCTGTTATACCTTACTTTAATGCTTGTGCTTCTTGTCCTGACCGACGAGGTTTCATAATCAAACCGCCCATCGACAACATTAGAATTGCTGAAGAGATGCACTGATGGCACGTTGTTATCAAGCCCGCCAGATTTAAATAACTCGCCGTGATCAGCAGTTGCAGTGATGCCATTTGTCTGCCAATACATCATGCCGCGAAATATGCTGGCAAGATCTTGCAGTACATCAAATGCTTGCGCTTGATTACTAATTACTGTATTGCACGCAAATCGCGGCTCAGCTTTTTTAGCCGTCAAACAAGTACCGCCAGCGCCAGTGTTGCCGAGCTGAGTATCAAAAGGAATTACAGCAACCTGTGTAGGGTTAGTTGCCTTTACCACATAACTGCAAACATCATGAATAAGAAGCAAATCGCCACTGGTAAAAAATACATGAATTACATCACCTACTGAATAACCATGATCAGAACCCACAGTAAGATTAAATCTTGTTTCCCCTGTTGACGGCTCTACAAAATTTTGACTATAAGTTGACTCAATAGGCTCAACAAGAACACGTTCGTTTGCGTACCTAATCAAAGGATACAGATCGACCCAACTTACATTTTCTGCACTTACAAAATCACCAGCGCCGAACCTAGTGTTTAACAACATGTGACGCCAAATGCAAACAGGACACGTTGTCCATTCCGCAGCTTTTGCCGTACCATCAAAATCAGTTGCATAAATAGGGTAGAGACTGCCGTCAAATCTAGTTGCCATATTGCTTGGAATTGCCACCTTAATTCCTTTGATTAAATAGGAACGAGTCGGCAAGGAGGAAATATCTTTAGTATTAATTGTCAACGCAGCACATGCCGAATGGCCGTAATTGATGTGCGTTGGCTTGTGCAAAATAAGTTGAGACCATGTAACTTGATTGCCGCGACCGCTAGCTAATGCCAAACGCTCAGGTTCAGGCGTTTCGGTAAGTGTCAAATATGTGGCTTCAAATGCGGCTTCGGGCGTATTAGCAGGAATACCAGTGGCTCTAGAAAGATCTTGCGGCTTATAATTTTGGTTGTTTTCTACCCTAATATTTTTAAATTTTTGCACTCTAATAAAGCAAGGATAACCAAAGCGACTGATGTCATACTCAGGCGTTTTAAATTGGTATCCTGATGTCGTTATGCCCGTAATGTTAAACTCAGTGCCAGCAGCAACAGACTGATGTGCAAAGCCAAGTGGCCCATAAAAAGTAATTCCAATGCGAACAGTTGCGTTAAATAACTGGCCACGCCCCAAACCTTCAATTGCAGTTGAAAACAAACGGTTAACAGTAATAAGTAGCGATACTTTTTTAACAGTTGTGTCAGTAACTGATCGCGTAACAAAACCTTCGCCGTAATTCCTGCCTACAACTTTATTTTCAGAATCAACCGTCTCTTCATAATTTGATCCAACCTCAACGCCAATATTTTGTACCGTGTCAAGTGATGCGTCTTGTCCCAACAAACTTAAAGGTGCTCTTTGGTTTTTACCACCAAGCGTCAAGTCAACAGCATTGTCCGCCGATTCATACTGCGATAGTGGAGTGTCATCTAAAAAAACACAATCCTCAGTCAAACCAGCAAAACCGCCGATAACGCCTTCTGAAATAAGGTCAACGATGTGAATTGATGAGTCGCTTCTAAGTGACATGATTATGATGCAATAAGGTTTTCAGTTCTGTTTTCGTCGCTATCGCGGAAAAACTCATAACCAGTGTAGATCACTTTCATACGCATTTGACCGCTATCGCTTGTATTGTCCCTATCGTGAACACGAAAATCATTTACCTGCACAATCGTTTCGATTAAACCATCCTCAAACTCATCTTTGTTTTTATTCATTTTAGGGTAAGCAATTGCGTGACACCATCTAATTTTTTCATTGGTGTTAATGTTACCTTGCACTGTTCCGCTGACTTGAGCGACATCTTGGTCAGGGCCTTTAATTCCTGCTGCTTTAATTGTAATAGTATAACTCACAAAACCATCTACACGACTTGATTTGCCGAATCCAACTCGATCATACAAACCCTGATCCATTTCAAAAAATACTTGAAAGTTTTCCCTTCTAGAATCATCCTGTAATGCGTTCTTTGTAAGTGATGATGTTGCTGGCAAAATCTTAGAGCCGCTAGAGTTATACAAAAGTTTCAACGTAGCGCCGCTGTCATTGCCGTGAAAAATTTTATCTTTGTCTTCATCTGTATTGCTTGTCTCTCTAATTTGAGAAGGAGACCACTTTCTTGATCTCAATCCACCTAGTGATGCAAATTCATTGGTGGCGTATTCTGAATTAACGCGCAAAGTTTGAATGCCAGGAGGTGTCAGGCTTGTCGTGACAGTACCTTCTACTGATGCAGAAATATCAAGTGACAACAAGTGACTTCCAGCTAATACCTTCCCAAACGCCACGGGAACGGTTGCGCCAACACCAGACCCTGAGCTAGCGCCAGTGTACGCATACGACTTCGCACCGCTCGTAGCTCTTGTAACACCTGCTGGGCCGGAACCCCTGACAGATTCACCCGTGCCCTGCATTCGCGCTGGACCGGAAAGGTTTGGCAGTTGAGGTTGCGGCGAAATCATGTCAGCAACACTGCCCAAAACCAAAGATGCACCTACTGCACTCAACGCTGAACCTGCAGCAGTTAAAAGCCCTGTGCCTGCAGTCGCACCAAATATACTTGTTGCACCGAAAAGTCCCGCACCAGGCAACAGAAATGAAGCTGCGATCAATCCAACACCCACAAGTATCTTTCCTGTCGTGCCTCCGCTGCCACCAATAACAGGAATGATGTAAAGATCTTTTGAGCCAAGCGTTAGCTGTAGCTCGTTATACTCCATGTCTGCGCCTGATTGCGTGACGCGATAAAAGATCCCGTTCTTATGTGCCGTCAGCAGCTCTTCGTAAAACTTGGGGCGGTTGATGCAAAGCATCTTGATGGCGTCTGCAGGCGAACGCAGGTTGTAGTAAACGTGCTCTTCGCCGTACTCCTCACCAAGCCTGTCCAAAAGCCGTACGGTTTGCTGCATAGCGGAACACCGCCGACGTTCTTTTGCGATAATAACAGCTTAATGCCTCAAGACCACTAAGAGAGTTGACCCGCTGATGCAAAATCTGTTGATCGCCCACATAAATAGCTGCGTGCATCGGCGCGGAAGTGTCAAGACGCATGATCAAAACATCGCCAGCAGCAATTTGATCCAGGCTTGTTTCTTGAAAATTAAACGCAGCAGCTTGCTCCAAAAATATACTATGTGACGATTTAATGTCTTTGGGGCGTTTAAAATCTGGCAGCAATATTCCAGACAATTTGTAGTATTTGCGCACCAATGAAAAACAATCATTGACGCCGTACTCCCAAGGAATTCCAATCAGAGATCGATAATTGACCATTGCTTGTCAGGCACACTGAAAACATACCAAGGTAAACGAGTTGCGCTAGATGCTCCAACATCAAAATCACTTGGCGGGCCGCCTTGCGGATGCGAATGCACTACAGCTTGTATCCTGCCTGACATGGCAGCAGACATATAATCTTGTGGGCAGATGACAAAATCACGTTCAGGATTAGGAGATACATTATTGCAAGAAAAATATTTATCATTAATTACAAGCCCACACGATTCATTTGGGAATTCACGCATTGCGTGTTTCTCAGCCTCAAGCTGAAATGCCAGCGGCAGGGAATCCACCAAACGGTAGCGGGTCAAATTCTGAAGCATTCGGGAATCTAAGCTTACACGATCTCAAGCGTTTGCCACATTGATCCGTCGCTGATGTTACGCCTGTTGTTATATCTTCAACTGTTGCAACTGGCCCACCGTTATAGCCACACTCAACGCCACGATATTTCCAAGGGCAATAATCAGTCACCAACCTTCTTGGCAACAATACATTTGTCAGGTCAAGTTTAGAGCTAAGTTCAAACTCTACAAAATCTTGATTTTCAGACGCAATGCGATCTATTTGATATACCTGATCGGGCAGTCTGCTTGTTGCATCCCCTGTACCATGTGCCGCCAAAACAAACGTGTCACCGTTTTGCGTTGTTGCAGTATTGCCGTCTTGATAAATATAAGTTTCGTTAAAAAAATTGACGGAATCAATAAACTTTTTAAATGTTTGAATTCTAGTGACCTTTGCCGTTAGCGGATCAATTGGGTTGGATGATCTATGCATCAAACTTGATATCGTGTCCTGTGCGTTAGCAACACGCAGCGTTGGGCGCGGCAGTACGCCCTTCATTGACTTATCAAAACCTTCGGCCTCCACAGGCGCTGCAGTGTAACTTTGACCGGCAAAAACAATACTGGTAGGGATACCGTTTGTTCCTGCGTGAAAATATAAATTATCGTCCGCACCATTAAACTTAGTTGTGAATTGTATGTGAAACAATTCAATCAATGCCGACGGCTCTAAATCTCTTAAAACTTCATAAGTTGGATTAATCGTTGCCCAAGTTACAGTGTTGTCAATATAAGTTTTGCCATAAATTAATGGAAAAACAGGCTGCGTACTGCCTGACGTTCCAACGGTTTTAGCCTGAAAAGCATACGCACCATTGCCCGATATTGGATTAGTGTTAACAATGTCACCATTGTTATAAAATTTATTTGGCTCCCAAAACGGATAGGTCATGGTTCAAATACCTGCTCAAACGATGCAGTAATAGTAGAAATATCTGCATAATTATGTGTTCGATTCCATTCCCTGCAGACCCAAGAATACTGGGTTGTGTCATCCAGCGGTGTCCAGTAAAACCTTTCAATTCCAGCGCGAGCATCAAAAAATGCTTCAATTAAATCAGCGTTTGCATTGCTCAATGCAGTCCATTGCAATGACCAGATCTTAGGATTGTTATTGATACCAAAAGATGCTCTCTGCTCGTATCCTTGAAATTTAATTTGTCGCACAATAGGTTGTGATTTTTTGGAGGCACCAAAATCAGGTGTTGGATCAGTGCCGACAGTTGCCGTATTGAAAACAGGAACGGTCATGCTAGCAATCCTCCTGGGCGCTTCTGACGCACTAATTCTGCCTGTATAGCAGCAGAAATGGCACTGCCAAGAGCTTTGCCGCGATTGTCACTTCCCTGCACTTGCGTGCCCTTTGCATCAACATTGACCACCACAGACGTGCCGCCACCAGAGGCTTCAACTCCAAGTCTACCGCTAGGACCACGTTTCAAGGGCATGATTGCTTCTGCGCCAGCTTCACCCATGAGCCCAATACCTTTAGCAAAGGGAAACAGGGTTGGCTTGTTTACGATGCCGCCGCGAGCGAAAGGCACCACACCGTTTTGCGCAAAAACACCACCGTCGGCAAATCCCATGGCACCAAATAATGTCTTGGTGCCAAACTGAAGAAACAGGCGGGCAACATTACGCAAAAGATCGCCCATGGATTCCTGTAATGATTGCGTTTGGAATATCAAACCTTCCAATGCAGACCCAACATTTTGCTCAATTGTCGAACCAATAGATTCGTACAATTTTTCAACTTCAGTAAGTTCTTTCTTTTGCTTCAAAAAGTTTTCCGCAAAAAACTTACCAGCGTCTTCGCCAATCTCCTTCAATCGCATTGCTTGCGATATTCTTTCATTCAAAATTTCTGTATCCCTTGCCCTTTCAAGGTTTGCACGCGCCTCGACAGTAAGGTTTCCTTTCAAAAGTTCTGAATATTTTGTAAGTATGTTTTGGTAATTAATAGCATATTGGGTGCGAGCTAGCTCTAATTCATTCCGCGTTGTTAATAACGCATTATTTTGATTTGCTTTAGTAAGCAAAGCCGCAGATACCTTGTCTCCCTTTTGCAGCTCTCGGAAGTAGCGTTTAAAGCTTCGTTCAGCATCACGATAAATGTTAGGCAGTTTCCGTGCGGCTTTAGCCCTTGCAGGCTTGTCTTCTGTCACGATCCTAGGCAATCCCGTGCCAACGTCTGGTTGAGCAACATCAGCACCTTCTGTCAACATATTTAATTCGTCTTGCGCACTTAGCAATTCAGCAAATTTCTTATCTCTCATTTCTTTGTATCCAGCAGCAAGTGGCCCACCCGCCCTGATATACCTATCTAAAACGCCAACTTCACCCTGCAAAGTTTTAATTCTTTCGCTTAATCCCGCAACTCCTCTACCTAAAAATATATTTAATCTTTCAATAGCAATATTTATAAACTCAACAATCTTAGTAAAAGTATTTTGAAAAGCTGCGCCAATCGGCTCTAACAACGTACCAACATTTTCGCTCAATTGTTCAAGCACAACCTTTAATCGATCGCCTGCAGATTCAGGCCCGCTAGCAATTGTCTTTGCGTTTTCGCCATAACGCTCAAAAATAGCCTCGGCAAATTTTTGGAAATCTTGCAGGCTAACTTGCCCTTGCTCCAATGCCTTGTCGAGTTCTGCGGGCGTCTTGCCCATTGACTCAGCAAACAACGTAAAAGCTCCTGGGAGCCGTTCGCCGATTTGTTGCCTCAGCTCTTCAGCCGA